CAGATGGCGGAATTGGTAGACGCGCATGGTTCAGGTCCATGTACCGCAAGGTGTGGAGGTTCAAATCCTCTTCTGGGCACCAGCCCTCTTTTCCACAAAGCCAGCAAGCACGCCACAAACCCAATAATTACAAGGCTTTCAGGGCAGGCACTGGCTAAACATACAGCCACACCCTCCAACACTTTTCAGCATTATTTGCTATTCTATCCCGCATATATCCCGCAAATTTGGATAGGAGGTGGAATGGCTTACTTCAGGAAGAGTGGCAGAGGGTGGCGCGCAGAAATAGAAAAGCATGGTGTGCGCGATAGCGCCTCTTTCCCTACAAAAAGAGAAGCACAGGAATGGGCTGCCAAACGTGAGGCAGAAATTGTTGCTGGTAGCAGCGGACAAGTGATACGTGTCACTTTGTCCGAGGCTATCGACAGGTACATAAAAGAAATTACGCCTAGCAAAGCAAGCGCCCGCTCAGAAAAACTTAGGCTGCGAGCGCTACAAAGACACCCGTTAGCCAAAAAAATCATGCAGGACATAACGCCAGCCGACCTTGCAGCATGGCGAGATGAGCGCCTAAGCAGGGTTCAGCCAGCATCTGTTATTAGAGAGACTAACTCCTTGAAGGCGCTTTGGAGGCAGGCGAAAAGGCTCGAATGGAACTACGTGGATCATGAGCCGTGGAAAGAAGTCACAACGCCCAAAGCGCCACCCGCTCGCACTCAAGCCTACACGCAAGCGCAGGTGGATAAAATAGTCGCAGCGCTGGGCTACAAAGGTGGCGAGCCAAAAACAAGAAAGCATGAGGCCGCCATCGCTTTTTTGCTGTCATTAGAAACCGCTATGCGCGCTGGTGAGATAGTAAACCTTGAGTGGAAGCACATAGATATGGATGCCATGACCGCCTATTTGCCCAAAACCAAAAACAGTGACGACCGCTATGTGCCGCTGTCCAGCAGGGCAAGAGAGTTAATAAGCAGAATGGATGGCGTAGACAAGAAAAAAGTTTTCACCATTAGCCCGGGCGTCCTATCAACATATTTTAGAAGTGCGAGAAATGCCGCTGGAATAGAGGGGCTAACGTTTCACGATGCTAGGGCCACAGCCATTACTCAGTTGTCAAAAAGGCTGGACATACTGGAGTTAGCCAGAATGGTTGGGCATAGAGATCCCAGATCACTGATGGTGTACTACAGAGCATCGCCTACTGATATAGCTAAGAAGCTTGGCTAGTTGCATACCGCCTCTCGCCTGCTATTATGCTGCACGATTTGTCTGGCAAGCCCTATTGACACAGCATCAACATCAGCACTGGTGGGCGTGATATAAAATGTGCGCTCACAATAAGTATCAATCGTCGTCGTTGCGCACCCAGCGACGTAGCTCAACACGCACTTCATCGTCAGCCATTTGAGCCACTTCCTGATCAGCTTTGTGAATCGCATCGCTGTCTTTCCTTATCTTTTCGGCCAGCTCTTTTCGAACACTGTCTTTGCCGCTCTTGCGTGCCCACAGCAGGCCAATGACAAAAGCAGCAGCAGCGGCCAGCCAGCCGTACAGTTCCGTCATTGCCATTCCCCAGTTCGCATTTGTTCGGACAAGCGCTTTGCCCTATTGGGCGTCTGCTTAGCCCACAGACTGTTCATCATGCCCTGGGCTGCGCTCTCAAAATCACCTCGTTCTATCATTGCTAGAGTGTTTTTAAAGCCGAGCAGCCCAGTGCCCTTCTCTTTGCTGCCTAGCCCCATCTGAAAGCACATGTTGAGCAATACGCCCTGCCTGGCCTCATCCAGCTGTCGAGCCCAAGGTAGCGCCGTGTAAACTTGTTCTTGTATCTTTTCAATATCGTTATCAAAAAGGAATTTGCTTTCTTCTGCCGTGATGCCACCGCCTTTGCGCTTGTCTATCAACCTGCCTATGCCTATAGTCCAGTACCCAAGGCTATCTTGGTAGGCATGCAGCACTTCACCTTCGTCCCGATACAGCTGGATATAAAGGCTATCGAGTAGGGCACTATCATCAGCCACCAGCGCTTTCGGCTTAAAAATGCTTTTAAGTAACTCTATGAGCTTCACCTTTTACCTCCCATGTCAGTATGTCCTCGGCTGGAAACCAGCGGCCTAATGAATGGCCAACCACGGACCAAGCCTGTTTCTCCTCATCCCACTCAACCGCTGTCCAGTAGTGCCAGTTTTTAAATAATGCGATAAGCACTTTATCTTTTGGTGCCTCTTTCATCCCTACCTCCAGAACCCTGATTTAATCGCTGCCCATGCGGCTGCAATTGCGACTATCGGCGTTGCAAGTTTGCCGAGCCACCTGATGACCTTAAACCCCCCTTCGAGCGCTCTGAACGCCTCAATGATGTCTTTAGTTTCTTTATGTATTTCGCACAGCTGCTCCTTAACCTCTTGAAGCTGCATGCGTACTTCTGCCAATTGTCTATCTGTGTCTGACATGATGGCCTCACTCGTGGGTTTTTGGCTGGTAGACAAGGCGACCAAAAGCGCCAAGCACCATGATCGCGATAGTTAAATAAAAGACCCATTCATCAGGGATAGTTTTCTTTTGCTCGGGCGCAAGCATCACCCAAGTGCCTTGCAATGAGCCCGCCGCAACATAAGCCCACATTGAAAACATACGCCAGCACCTCTTCCAATTAGATATCAACTTCATCGTCACTCCTTCATGCTTTTAGTCTTTTCTTTTCAGATACTCAATAAAAAAAGCCGCTTAGTTAGCGGCTATCGTTTCTGGCTTTTGCGGCCAATCGATATCATCGGGAAAGCCCTCTTGCTGGGGCACATCAAGCAGTGCCTGCCTATAGTCTGCTAAGGCCTGTTGCTCGGCCGCTGTGAAGGCATTCCAGCGTAACGGGTTAGATACGATAGCGTCTAGCTCCCTTAATAGGCCGTCTCGCTTAGCCCTTGCCTCTTGCTCCAAGATTTTTTCCTCGCTTGGCCCATCATAAGGAGCTATTGGGCCGTATTCACCAGTAATTGCTGCGGCGTAAATGTCTCTACCAAGCTGCTCTACATCATCTGCCGTTGCGGTAAAAGGTATCCAACCGTATTCGGGATGGTTATATTCCAAGTCTATCGAGGCTTGGTTGGGAGATGAAAATACTGGATGTTTACATTCGTATATCATTATGAAATCCTTACTGCGAGGGATGCTTCAGAACTCCGAATACTCTGGCCCAAAACACGCCATGTTCCCGACAGAGAGTCCCCACCGACAATTATCTGGGTAGAATCGGAGTTATTTTGAATCGCTGCCCTTCTCAAATTACTCCCAGATACAGTCCCCCCCCATCCAACTCTACTAACTGAGGAGCCGACCACAAAAGCATACGTTCCCACTCCTCCTGCCCCCATGGGTAAACGTGCCCCTGGTAAAGTGCCTGACGTAATGTTAGATGCTGAGTGATTGTGACTTGACGGTGAAAAGGAGCTTGGCTTACCTGAAATATCTCCCCAAGAGGGTTTGTTCCCTGTGTGGTATATTTCTCGCCAGGCCCCTTCCCTAGAGTGTCGGAAAGCAAAAGTAGAGTTGTTGTTATGGGTGACTATAAATTCAGAAACATCCCCAGAATAACCATGGTAAATAGACCAAAGCACTCCATATCCATACCACCCACTGGGGTAACTAGGTGGCTGTGTGTCTGGGGCAAAGTATGCAAATCTAGTGGCGATTGAGTTGTCATTTTTGGTTCTCAACCCAAGCCCCATCCACCCTTGAGTGATAAGTTTATTTCCACCGCTAGTGTCAGTTTTGGACGAAACGACTTCGGGGAAATCAATACTGTTCAACGCATCCGTAACCGCCTTTTGGGACATGGGGTATTCGGTTGAGTTGCCGGTGGATTGGCGGAGGTTGCCGTCATGAATAAGTTCTCGTCTCGGATGCCAACCACCTGTAGTTACTCTAAACCTTCTAGCATAGAACTTGTCAGAAAGAAAATCCCCAGAAAATTCCACACCCGTCTGGTTAGACCTTCTGCAAATTATCGCAGAAAAAGAACCACTCTGAAAAAAACCAGACCCATCTAGGTTTGCTGTGTCGGGGTAGTCATACGTAACAGCCAAATCCCCCAAACCAAAAGCCCCCACCTCCATCACGTTTCCGCTGCTAGTGCCTACATCCCTAGTAGCAGCACTACCAAGCCCTGTAAGGTTGTCTAAGTCCAAGCTCTCAAGTGTCAGTTGAACGTCAGCGCTACCATCAAACTGAACTGGCTGTGCCGTTCCTCCACCTGTGATAGATATTGTGCGAGCGGTTTTTAACTTTGTGGCTGAACCTGAAATGTTGATAGCGTACTCGTTGGTTAAGTCTTTCCAGCTACTGCCATCCAAATACTGCCATTTCTTAGCTACGCTGCTCCAGCGGATAGAATAATTTGGAACGTTAGTAGCGCTCGCGCGTGCTGGATCAAGGCCTACTGCCAAATCATCCATTCGGCCGTGCATTTCATTTACGAAATCCAGATAGTTACTCGTTACTGTTGGCTTATTATGATCTGCCATAGTTAACTCCCTCTTGCTGCCCATGAAACACGGCCGCTAACTCGCTGGCCTGCTTCGTCAAATAAGTAAATCGCCATGCCCTGTGCGTAGACTTCCACATCACCGCTGCCGCTTCCTTCTAGCTCAGCGGAAAAGCTGTTAGCACTAGCGCTTGTGATTACTACAACCACAGGTGTACGGCCCGGCAGGCTCAGTCGTACCGCCATGCCCTCTAGCAGCCCATGGTTGGGCACGCTAACGGTAATCACGTTGCCGCTAAAGCTATACGTGCCCTCGTAAACCACGTCTTTGTAGTCGTATACGGCTGTACGTTGCTGCGTACCTGATGGTGTAAGCGTGATTGACGCAACATCCAAGAACGTAACGTTAAAGTTTGCTATTGTTCCGTTGGTATCACTTGCAAGCGCTTCAACGTGCCCTGCATCGCTTTTCAGCTTTGAAGACAACCTCACAGTAAAGCCGCTTATTAACACCAGCCCCTTGCCGTCGCTTTCTGCTTCTACCTCAATGCGCACATAGCGAAAGTTAGTAGCGTAAACATCTGATGTGTTCGTATGCCGCTGCCACGTACTGCCATCTTGCGATGTGCTGATATGCGTTGATACCACAGCGCCTTGGGCTATTTTTCTGTCACTCAAAGAGAGCGATACACGACTTGATGCTAACGTCGTGCCGAAGTCAAAGACTTCCGTATAGCTGCCGCTAATCACTGCTGGTTGTGGGTAAAACGGATAGCCAGCGCCAACCTGATCGTCAATGCTGCCCCAGCTGTTGTCGGTAAAGTGTTCCTGCCAGCTTTCCTCAGTATTGACAGGTAGCAGCACGCCACGGCCCTCAAGCAGATAAGCATTGCTGTAGTCGCCGGCAAGCTCCGCATTAAGCTCACCAAAGAATACAAAGTCTGGCGGCTCGCTGACGTTAACAGCAATGTTAACTGGCTCAGATTGCCAGCCATCAGTATCTACTGCTGCTAGCCAATAGGTGTGCTCGCCTCCTTCCAGCTCAGAGAAAGATGTAAATTCGCCCCCCAGGGTTCCCATTTCTACTGCATTTTCCCAATCCTCGCCTTTTTTAATCAGAACATGATCAAAGGGCAAAGTCGTTGGCTCAGGCTTTTTCCAGTACAGCAGTACGTTGTTATCAATTACCTGCGCACGTATATCGGTAGGCGGATTAGGCAGCAGTTTTTGAATTGATTTTTGCGTGCCGCTCGATAAGTTGCCACGCTTATCTTTGGCGCAAACCGTGTAAGTCTTGTTGCCAATCCAATCCGCAGGCAGTGTAATCGTCGTGCTGTCAGTAAACTCGCTCTCGTCATCGTATGAGACAACATAACCTTCAAGCCCCAATTGTGGCTCTACGCCATCCCAACGTAGCGTGATTGTTGCGTTAGTTAGACTTGTGTCTTGGAACTTTTCCTCGATGCTGGTCACGTTCGGCAGCGCTTCTAAAGTGTGCGTAACTATGCGTGACGTCTCGGAATACAATCCGGCACCGTTATATGCTCGGATATACCAACTCTTTGCAACCTCTGGTTTGCCAGGCGCTACTGTGCATGTATCAGCACTGCCTTTGAATAAAGGGTTACTTCCACCCCAGCTGTTGTCGCTCGCCCTTACTTCATAGCCCACGATATCTGGCTCGGGGTTAGTAGGCCAGCGTAGTCGCAACATAGTCCCTTCAATCTCAGCTGTGGCTGCACCTACTGGTGTGGGGGCAGATGGCTCAGCAATGACCTCATACTCAAACGAGCGCGCTTCGCCGCTGCCGGTGGCGACGATAGGGGTTACGGTGATTACAATTTCATCATCAGCGCGCCCATCAACCACGATGCTATTAAGCATTCCTCGTTGCGTTGGCCTGCTCTCACCGTTTACCCGCACTTCTACATCTACGAGCGCAGGTACGGATAAGCTCCAGCTGAACGTAACTGGAACGATACCCGTCAATGTGTTTACATAGCCCTCACTTGCACGCAAGTTAAGCACCTTGCCAGCAAGCAGGGCGCCATCACGTGGTGGTGTGTATTGATACGGGTTGTTCTCAGACAAATAGTACTCGGGGTCATCGTCGATGGCTTCAAAGCGAACGCCATCAGTGCCTGCTGGCTGTACGTCAACGATTTTAAATCTGCGACCGGGCGTTTCCTCTGGGTCGAAAAACCACGCCCAGTCCATGGGGTCGCAATCCTCGAAACCATCGTCACCTGGCAATGGGAAATCTTCCAGATCGCTAATCACCGTCACAGTATCGGTTTCACCGCCATCACCTGTAACTGTGGCCATAATCATGTTGCCTTCAGGGTCACGCAGCATCATAATGCCGTTCGGATCAGGTAGTGCTTGCGATAAAATCAATTCATTGCCATTGCGCTCAAGCACTCTGCCCGAGTAGCCCCATACGGTTAAATCATGGCTAAACTGCACTACATCACCACGTGACGCAACCCATCCTTCAATATCTGTTTCCCACGTGATGCGACGTCTATGCCACGCTTGACTTGCTGCAATCAGGTTAGCTTCACGGCCTGCCTGTGCTGCTGTTGTCACCCCCTCTAAGTCAAGCTGCAAAGGGTTCTTGTGCCCTGTCGTGCCAGGCACTTGCACGCGCACCTCGTCCATTTGATAATCACGGCTGCGGTTGGCAAAGTTAACGATAATTTCATCAGCAATGCCGTTCGAATTCAGATACGAAACTTCAAAGCTGCCTGCCTTGATGTTAAATGGCCCGAACATAGCAACGGTAGGTAAATTGGCAGCATCCCACACAACGCCCAACTTACCTTTTTTCCACGTGGGTGATGCTCGTCCAGCACGTGCGATTGTGC